CAGACCACCTATCCATTCGTCAAGAGCAATCGGTAGACCTCAGTTGGTTTTCCAGCCAACTCGTCCAATCCATGAAGAGCCAGAGCCAAGAGTGATAACAACTACGGAGCCAGCATGAAACCGACCACGAAAGAAGCGTACGAATTGTTTCACAATGCGACCCTAACTTTTGCGGATATGGAACATGCCGGCATCCGAGTAAACACTCAACTTCTCAACCAAACCCAGATCGACACAGAATCTCAGATACGCCAACTCACCGGAGAGCTAATTGCAGATCCCATTTACTCTAAATGGAGGAGTAAGTTTGGAGCAAAAGCTAAGCTCGGCAGCCGGGAACAACTCAGCGAAATAGCATTCAAAGTTATGAAGTGGCCGGTCGGTGAACAACGCCTTACGCAGAGCGGTAAGCAAACGGTGGACGAATCCACCTTTGCCCACCTGCAAGAACCGTTCATTAAGAAATACTTCCGCTTGCAGAAACTTTCCAAGTTGAACGGCACCTACTTGAAAGGGATTGCTCGCGAAGTCCAAGACGGATTCCTGCATCCTTCCTTTAACCTGCATCTCGTTGAAACCTACAGGTCCAGTTCAGACGGCCCAAATTTTCAGAACATTCCAATTCGCGATCCTATCCAAGGAGAAGCGATCCGGGCTTGCTTTATTCCCCGGGACGGCCACTGCATTGCAGAGATCGATTACGGAATGCTGGAGTTCCGAATTGCTGCTTCGTTCTGGAAAGACAAGTCGATGATTGAGTATGCCTCCGATCCCACCAAGGACGTACACAAGGATCAGGCTTGCGAAATCTTCCTGTGCAAGCCTGATCAAGTATCCAAGACTATGCGACACGTTGCAAAGAATATGTTTGTGTTTCCGATTCTGTACGGAAGCTACTATGTTCAATGCTCTAAAAACATCTGGGAAGAAGTCCTCGGTGGACTCAAAATGCAAGATGGTTCACCGGTCTCGGATTGGCTCGCTTCCAAGGGAATCAAAGATCTGGGACTCTGCCAGCACAAAGAGCGGCCGAAAGATGGCACGATGGAAAAGCATATCAAAAAAGTGGAAGACAACTTCAACAAGAAATTCCCGGGGTTCGGTGACAACAAAGACAAATGGTGGGAGTCCTACGTCAAAAGGGGCTACTTCCAAACTATGACCGGATTTGAGCTTTCGGGCATCTTCTCCAAGAACTTTTTGATGAATGCTCCGATACAAGGACCGGGATTTCACGGTTTGGCTTGGTCGGCAACGGAAATAAACAAGTGGCGGAAGAAAGCAAAGCGGCAATTCAAACTGATTGGGCAGATTCACGACTGTATATTGTTGGACATACCGCACGGTGAAGTCCAAGAAGTGCTGCATAAGTGCAAAGAAGTCATGACCAAAGACCTATGCGCCGCATGGGACTGGATCAAGACTCCAATGGAAGTGGAAGTAGACATCGTGGCAGAAGGGAAGTCTTGGAAAGACAAGGCTCCGTTAATTATCAAAGACGGCAACTGGATCAAAAAATGAAAATCATAGTATGCGGAAGTCGGGACTTTGACGATGTGGAGTTACTCGACAAAACACTCAGAAAAGCCACGGCCAAACTGACATGGAAGCAAGTGGAAATAGTTGTCGGGGGACAAGAAAAGAAAGTTTGGTGTAGTGACAAACTTCGCTGGAAGTACATCGGAGCGGACAGGCTGGCCGCAGACTGGGCACTCGATTCCAAAAAGCCGAAAATTGGAATCAAGCTCACTACGTTCCATGCCGACTGGGACAAGCATGGCAAAAAGGCCGGTCCCATTAGGAACAAAGAGATGGCAGTATACGCAGATGCCTGCATTGCCTTCTGGGACGGGCAGTCCCCGGGCACCAAAAACATGATCGCTCTGGCCGAAACCTACGGGCTGAAGCTCGTTGTGGTAAGAACCGACAAAGAGGAGAATTGAAATGGAACTGTACCGGAAGTACCGCCCCAAGACCGTTCAGGCCATGATTGGTCAACCCAATGCCGTGAAAACGCTCACGACAATGTTCAAGACCAAAAAGATTCCGCACGCTATTATTTTCACGGGGCCGTCCGGCACCGGCAAGACTACGGCAGCGAGAGCGGTGGCAGCAGAACTGAACTGCCACGAAACGGACTTCGTTGAAATCAACGCGGCAGACAGCAGAGGCGTTGATATGGTGCGGGACATCCGTTCCAAAATGGGCATGGCAGGGATGTCGGGATGCCGAGTCTATCTAATCGACGAAGCCCACGCCCTCACCAAAGACGCTCAGTCTGCTCTACTCAAAATGCTGGAGGATACTCCCGGGCACGTTTATTTCATGCTGGCGACCACAGACCCGAAAAAGATGCTGAATACAATTCTGACCCGATGCACGGAAATCAGAATGAATTCGGTCAAAGACGAAGACTTGGAAAAGCTCCTCGGCAAAGTGGCGACGAAGGAAGGTATTACCCTTCAAGAAGACGTCGCCCTCCAAATCATCCAGTCTTCTGACGGTTCGCCCAGAAAAGCTCTGGTTCTACTCAACCAAATAATGGGGCTAGACTCTACCGAAGAGCAACTCCAAGCCATCCTTTCGGCTGATTCCAAGAAGCAAGTATTTGATCTGTTCAGTGCTTTGGTTTACAAGAAATCGGGGTGGCCGGAAATCGCAGACATCTTGAAGAGCATCGACGAAGAACCCGAAACGGTTCGCAGAATCATTCTTGCCATTGCTACTACGACTCTTATTGGCAAAGAAGGAAAAGCCCCGAATCCAAAATTCCTCTCCAAAGCGTCTGCGGTAGCAAATTCGTTTCGCGATAACTTCTATGACTCCGGCAAGGCCGGACTCGTTCTTGCTTGCTTGGAGGCTTCCCAATGTCGGACATGAACTATACATATGGATCCAATACAGGTAAATACGCCCTTTCGGTTCCTCAAGAATCGGATAATTGGCACTTAATCACGGAAATTTTGATCCCGGCAGAGTGGGATTTCGTAGGCATTGATTGGAATCCAGACATTGATTCGGAGATTTACCTGTTTTCTATGGAATTGCAAGAGGGGCCGTTCCTGCCCCTCACCATCATGGTTTCGTGTATGGTTCCCTGAATCCTGCTTGGAACAGAATTGATTGGAAACTGCTCGGCATGGTAACTGCGCCGAGCGATCGCTATGGCGGCAGATTACGGTACGCCGTTCATTACAACCACACACTGTATCTGCGGGAATTGGAAAATGTGCTCCTTCCCGACTAACATTGTAAACCGCAACAAAGCCGGTGTAATATGGCAAAACGCGATCTGCTGACAATCAACGAAGACAACCTGGATAAGGAGTGGATCAATCAACCCACCCTATTCTACGACGAAGCCGTGGCTCTGGCAGCCGCCAGATACCAGTTGGACGAAGCGAAATCCGCTCTCGAAGTGCTCAAAGCAGATACGGCAATCGCCGTCCGGACAAACCCAGAAAAATACGGCATCGCCAAAATCACCGAAGCGTCCGTCGATGCCGCGGTTTTGTTAGACCTTGCCGTGAAAAGTCAAACGGAGGAATTGAACCAAGCGAAGTATTCCGTTGAAATTCGATCAGCAATGGTCAAAGCAATGGAGCAGCGACGAGATGCTCTGGAAGCTTTGGTCAAGTTACACGGGCAGAGTTATTTCTCCTCTCCCAAAGCAACGGGCAAAGAGAAAGACGGCATAGATGAGGTAACGAAGAAAAAGCAACGCAAAGCCGGTCAGTATCGTCCGGAGGGACGGGAATGACATGGATCGACCTGTTGGTGTGTTGTCTGATTATGTGGATTTTCCTTCCTGTGAGTATCTACCTTTGCGTGAAGTTGGGTACTCTCGGTTTCCTTTATGCCCGATACCAATTCGGGCAAATTCCAGATGAGGTAAAATGGCAAGCCCGAAAACAAAGCGCGAAGCTCGACAAGTGAAGTACAGCGACGCCACGAAGTGGGCAAACGACCACGAGTCGGCGGGAGATCGCACTACCCTGAAGGTTCCTGACGGGGTGCAGTTTTTCTCCCTGCCGAAACCCGGGACGTACCGCATCGACATTCTGCCGTACATCGTTGGCAAGGGAAACCCCTACAGCGAACCCGGGATGGCGCACTACGAGCGAACCTTCTGGGTTCACCGCGGAGTGGGGGTCAACCAAGACTCTTACTGCTGTCCGCGGAAAACCTTCAACAAGAAGTGCCCGATCTGCACTTATCAAGCTGCCCTGCGCCGCGATCCCAACCACGACAAAGACGTGGTTAAGGAGCTCGAGCCTAAAGAGCGTCAGCTCTGGTGGGTCAAGGATCTGTCGGAGCCCCAAAAGGGTTACCAGCTCTGGGATATCTCGTACCACCTCTTCGGCAAGTTGCTCAAGACGGTGCTGGCCGGAGCAGATGACGACGACACCTACGACCAGTTCGCTCGGCTGGATACCGGGCTGACTCTCAAACTCACGGTCGAAGAGAAGTCCTACCAAGGACACTCCTTCCGGGAAGTCAAGGCAATCGAGTTCAAAGCTCGGAAATCGCAGTACGATGACTCCGTCTTCGACGAACTCGCCTGCCTGGACGACATCCCCAAGGAGTTCGACCACGACACGCTGAAGAAAATCTTCATGCAGCAAGATTCGGAGGACGAAGACCAGCCCACGAAAAAGAAGGCTCCGCAAGTCGACGATGAAGACGATGCCCCGCCTCCGAAGAAGAAGGCGAAACCGGCAGCGGTTGAAGACGACGAGGACGACACTCCTCCTCCCAAGAAGAAGCCCGAGCATTTGAAAAACATGCAAACGGCGGAAGAAAAGAACATCGTCGTCGGAAGCATCGTCCAGCACAGCACGCTGGGCAAATGCAACGTGATCCACGTTTCGCCAGACGGGACGAGCCTTCGGCTAGAAGACGAGGAAGGAACCGTTCACCGGGCACAAGCTCCGGAGGACTGCGAGCTGGAAACGGAAACGCCCAAGAAGAAGAAAGCGAAACCGGCAGCGGTGGAAGACGACGAGGAAGACGCTCCTCCGCCGAAAAAGAAAGCAGCTCCGCCGCCGGTCGACGACGACGAGGACGACGATGATCCTCCGCCTCCCAAGAAGAAGGCGAAACCCCCGGTCGACGACGAGGACGACGATGATCCTCCGCCTCCCAAGAAGAAGCCCGCTCCGCCGGTCGACGATGACGATGATGAGGATGATGTTCCGCCGCCCAAGAAAAAGGCAGCCCCAGTTGACGATGACGAAGACGATGAACCGGCTCCGCCCAAGAAGAAAGCGAAACCGCCGGTCGACGATGACGACGACTTCGAGTCTTTCGAAGAAGACGATGAACCGGCTCCGCCCAAGAAGAAAACCAAGTAACCGGATATAAAGCAACTCGGCCGGGGAAGAGATTCCCCGGCCTTTCTCTTTGGGGGACTTTACCAATGCCAGACGACGTGGAAGAAGTACGCAAGGAACTACTTGCAAATCGCAAGAAGCCGAGCAAGCTACTGACAGCAAAGGACTACCTAAGCACGGGCTCCACTTTGCTCAACCTCGCCTGCGCCGGCCGAGCTCTGGGTGGGTTTGCAAAGGGGCGGTATTACTTCATCGTAGGTGACAGCTCTGCGGGAAAAACTCTGCTTGCCCTCACTTGCTTTGCAGAAGCTACAATCAATCTCAATTTTGATGACTACCGACTCATCTACGACAATGCCGAAGATGGAGCGATGTTCGACTTTGAAAAGTTCTTCGGCAAAGACTGCGCAGAAAGGGTGGAGCCGCCGGCAGAGGACAAAGGCGTTCCCGTGTTCTCGACGACAATCGAGGAGTTTTACTACCACCTCGACGATGCAACGAAAGAACAGAAACCCTTCGTCTACGTTTTGGACTCCATGGACAGCCTGTCCTCCGACGGGGAAGGGCAAAAGTTCGACGAACAGAAAGAAGCTCACCGCAAAGGCAAGGACACTGCCGGAAGCTACGGAGACGGCAAAGCGAAAATCAATTCTGCCGGTTTGCGTAAGATCATGCCCTACCTCCGAAAAACCGGCAGTATCTTGATCATCATTTCTCAAACCAGAGACAACCTCGGCTTCGGATTTGAAAAGAAAACCCGTTCCGGCGGCAGGGCGTTGAAGTTCTACGCCACCGTAGAAATGTGGCTTTCCAAAACCGGTACGATCAAAAAAACTGTCAAAGGCAAAGAACGCAAGATGGGAGTCACTACCCAGATTGAAGTGAAAAAGAATCGGATTACCGGAAAAGAAAGATCCGTTGAAATTCCGATTTTGAACTCGATCGGTATTGACGATCTCGGAAGCTGCATCGATTATTTAGTTGAAGAGCGCCACTGGAAGAAGTCGGGACCGAACATCTCGGCTCCAGAGTTCAACCACAACGGCAGCCGGGAAGCTTTGATCAAATTGATCGAGTCCTCTGACGAAGAAAGAAAGCTTCGTCTCCTGGTCGCTTCGGTTTGGAATGAAATCGAAGACGCCCTAAACGTTTCCAGAAAAGGGAGATACTCGTGACTGCCGCACC